GTCTCAACACCTGGCCTGTATTCTTTGTAATAAAGAATCTGAGTTTGATTCTTAAGCATTGAAACATCCTCATTCGGATTATACGCTGCAAATACCTTCGGCTCATCATTCTTTTTGTAGCTCTCCCAGTCCTTAACGAAAAATTGAGTATTATCTTTACTCGATCTTACTTTGTGATAAGGGACATGGTAATAAGCACCTATCTTTCCAAGTTCATTATATTGCACCTCAATATAACACCCACCAAAAACCTCAATATCTAAGCTGAGTTTTTTCAGTATCTCATTTGAATTCTCATAAGCATTCGCCTGTGTAACGTTGTCAAAACCTTTACCGATGATGTAATTTACTTTCCCCAAAACAATACCGTTATGTTTGCTGCTTTTGTTAAACATATTCAAAAGCATATTCGGGAACTTATTATCTTCTCCAAATAATACCCACCCCTTATTGGGCAGCTCCTTCATTACAGGAACTTTTACATCGGCAAACTTTATGAAACTGATTCTACTCTGCATCGTATATTTTGTAAGTTGTTGGATTATCGTATTTCGTTGTCGCTACATCTTGGCCGTCTGAAAGAAACATTAAACCAGTCTCCACAATAGCACCTGCATTTGCTTCATTCGTATTTGAAGGACTGGCCTGTTCGTAAGCTGTATATTTAAACCACCCCTCCTCCTTACTTGCAAAGTAGGTATTCACTACAAAGGTAAACTGATTGTATCTATCTTTAAAAAGGCTTTGATCGGCACTATTTACCAAAACGAATTTCACCTTTTCGTTTGTGGATCGCGATTCAAAAACAAAAAGAAAGTTAGCATCCGTTATGGTTTGCTTCTCCGATAAAGTTACGTAAATCGTAGCAGTAGTTCCTTTTGTTAATTTGATCATCTTTGTATAAATACGTAGAAACAAAAAACGCCCGCCTATTTGCAGGCAGGCGCTTTGCTTATTTTACATCACTTATTAACCAGCAGTTTCGAGGGCAGCCGCAACAGAGCTGTTTACTTCATAAAGAAAATCAGGTTCTTTACCCATAAAGTTAAGAGTATATCCTGAACGATCTCCGAATGCTGTTCCGCTTCCGCTTTCAGATGCGCCCATGTCCAAACCTCTTTCCTTTCCGAGCATCCAATATTTATTGTTGTTATCCTTTACAACAGCGATCAAAATATTCTGAGCCAACAATTTAAGTTCAGTATTGATAGCAGCTGAAAGTTTATTTACAACAATAGTCAGGTTTTGCTCAAAGAACAAAGTTCCGTTTTCAGTTGAAACCTGTGGATTGTGTGTAAAGTTTCCTGTTTCTTTCGGAAGTTCATATTTCCAAAAACGCTTTCCGCTTGCTTTTGTCAATCCGGTAACTACACCAGATGAAGTTGCAACGCTTGACACGTTTGCTTTTTCTATAAAGAAAACTTCGGTAATACCACCGGCTGAATCTTTACAATCTAAACTATATCCTTGTGTTAATGCGCAGGGCATAATATATGGTTTAAAAAGGGAGGAGTTTTTCCCCTCCCTTAGTGATTAATTAATTAGGCTTCGAAACGTACAACTTCATCAGGGAAAGCCAGCTGCACACCGATTTTCAGAGAAGTGCTGTACTTTACATTGCGATCATCCTGAGAGTACCACATTTCAAAACGGCTCTCTTCACCTTCGATATCTGTTCCTAAGAATACGTTTGACATTCTCATTGCATAGATGTCATTAGTACCATTCAGACCATGAACAGGAACTACTTTGTAAGAAGTACCAGGAACCAAGAACTCAGAATCAGCAGCGTTATTTGTAGAACCTGGGTTGTAGTGAAACAAATTCAGATCAACGTACTTCTGGATAAGAAGAGTGTAAACATCCCATCCGCAGAAAATGCGAACATCAGCCTTACCTTTTACAGCAGCAGGAAGAGCATTGATAACCGCAAGAACAGCTTTTTGTGCTTTTTCCATTGTATCAATACCTGTGATCGGAGCGCCTGTTCCATAGAATCCTGTAACGTTTGCATTTACAGATGTGCCAGCATCAGCGATGTGTTGGCGAATACCTTTGAACTTATTTAAAAGACCGTTTGTACCACCATAACCGCTACCTGTAGCAGTCCATATTGCAGTCTCTAAAGCTTCGGCAATCTTACCAGCTTTGCGACCTGTATATTCAGCAGCGAAAGCGATTGAATCGTAATTGCTACCTGCAGGCAAAGCCTTCTGGAGATAAACAGTTTCAAGATCTTTCGGACATAAAGTTTCCTGAACTTTGATTTTTCCTACAGTCAAAGTACGCTGAGTGAACTCAGTTGTACCACTTGAAAGGAATCCGCAAGAACTATCATCCTGGAAGAAAACATCCGTATCCATACGGTTAACGGTTTGACTAGATTTTACACCTGTCAATACGTTACCTTCGGAAAGGATCAGCTGTTGAGTACGAGCCTCAAACAGCGAAGCAGTAACGAGCTGTTGCTCATTTTGTTCTGTGTAAGCCGTAAGGCCTGTAACTAAAAAAGCCATTTGATTTTATTTTTTAAATTGTGAAACGAATTGTGAATAAGAACGGATTTTATCTTCTTTTGTAGAAGCAGAATGCTTTTTGAAGTTGTTAGGTACTTCAGCCGGAGCCTGTGAAGGAACGTTAACCAATGTCTCAACTAAGTTGATCAGACCTTGCATTGCTTCGCCTTGCTTACCGAATGCAGCTTTCAGACTTTCGTAGTCAGATTGTAAAGCAGAAAAAGAAGCATCATAAGCCGAAAACCTACCTTCCATTTCAGCTATCTTCTTTTTCATTTCCTCTTCTTTCTTCTTTTCGTCTTCTTTACTTTCAATCTCAATTTCTACTTTGTCCTCTTCCACTTCTTTAGGCATGATTTCAGCAATTACACCGCCTTCAGCCAAAATAACTTTGCCACCATCAGCAAGCGTATGCTCACCAACAGGGGCAGGCGATCCGTCCTCTAGTGTTACAACACCGCCAACCTCTAATTTGTCGATCAATACTTTTGTTCCGTCCTCTAAAGAATAAGACGGAGCCGGCATTGTTTCTTCTTGAAAAACAAGCTTTTTAACTTCTTGCAATAATTCAATCGGATTCTTCATACCCCTAAATACTAAGGATGTAAAAAATCGGACATTTTACAATGAAAGTAAAGACAGGAAAGCGTTTCGCCGCTTTTCGTTTATTTCGAAAAAGTTATAATGTTTTGAGCAATATTCATGCAGTTGAATGCCCTGTTCGTTACGCAAATATTCATCGTTTACAAGCCGTTTAATATGTCGAAGCCATTCTTTGCGATCCTTTGCGTAATTGACCAGGTCGGACGGAAAGCCTATATAGGGGTGAACGTTTGAACAAATGACCGGGAGCGCTTTGCCTGCCGCCTCCAATATTTTTATATTTGACTTGTAAGCGTTAAAATTGTTTTTCACCAAAGGGATCAGCATAATGTCAGCGTGTCGAAACATATTGTAATACTTGGAAACCTCAACCCCTCTGATTATTGTATGTGGCAGCTTTTTATCGTTCGTGAAATAGGATGCCATTCGCCCCCAATAATACAGCTCAGTTTCGTTTGAATCGGAATACCCACCCATGACCATTTGAATACCCGTAACATGTTTGTCTAATTCATACATCACTCCCTGCAATATTTTTAGATCAGGCTCATGTGTTATGCCGCCTGCCCAAAATAACTTCACACCATCCGTTTTAACCCTTTCCCCATCAAATTGATCATGTCCATACGGAATGGCATTCGGAATGATTAGAATATTTTTATTGTGCGGATATATTGCATCTGCCAACCTTTCATGAGTACATGTGACCAAATCAGCTTCTCTCATGTGATTGATTAACCTAGAAGCGTAGTTTGTGGCATTATACCCTGCATACATCAAATGATCATGATTAAGATGCCAGTAATCATCGACATCGACAACCAACTTGAAGCCATGTTGTTTGCGCCTTTCGATTAGATCTTCATTATCCCAAGTCCTATTGATGAAAACAATGTCATACTTCTTTTCCTGCCATTGTTCTTCAGACATGTTATCCGTTATCCTTCCGTACTGCTTTTCCATAAAAGATACAGGAAGCATCAACCTGTGATAACCGCAGCCGCTAAATTTTTGTGTTAGTGTTAAGATTTTCATATTGATATATACGCAAAAAGAAAGGCCGCCTGTAGAAACAAGCAGCCGTAACCTTAACCTAAAACACAACTATAAATCTTTAAGCATTTCACGAAGCTTATAAATTATTTCATCAGCACTTTTGCGCATCTTTATTTCAGTCATGTCAAACATACCCTCCACGCTAAAACCTCTGAAAGTACCATCCTTTACCTTTGCCCAGGTTTCGTCATTCATGATCTTTGCACCTAGAAACCACGTACCATCTGGCAAGTCTTCAAACTGCTTCATTTTCGGGATGCCTTTCGATTCATCAGCTATCCAACTTTGAAAGAAGGTAACTCCTTCAATCGGTTTCATGTGCATCTCATTTGCACTTTGTTGAAAGCCTTTCGAATAAAATTTGAGTGCGATTGTTTCAATAGTCTTTTTGTCAAAGAAAACATAGTATTCGCCTGTCTCATCACGACGGTATATTTTCATATCCGGCACCATTGCAGGGCCGACAACAATACGTTCTTCGCTATTAACAACAGAAAAGGATTGCATCTTTTGACGATCTATCTGCTCAAGTTTTCTTTGCGCCCACTCAATGCCAGCGTCACCGCCCCAGGCTAACCACATAAGCCGTCCGCATCCGTCCCCTAATTCCTTTTGACTGTTTTGCCTGTGCCTTTCAAAAGCTGCCATACGTGCTATAGTATCGCGCGTTATGGCCTCGCCTTTTGCAAGTTGATTCGCCCTTGCTTTGCCAACAGGTGTGCCACATTCACCCCATCCGTTTTCATCTGCCCACCTTAAAGCAACCTTTGCGTTTTCGCTTGCTTCTTTTGGATAGTCGCTATATGATTCTTGAAAGTTCTGATCTTTGTTCTCCCATTTGCTATAGCAGATTGCAGCCGCCTGATCCTGATCTTTGCCTTCACCAACTACGTATTCAATGCAGCGAGGTATAAACTCCTCTTCCGATTCACCTGCATTCGGTTCAACAAATATCTGTTTTTCAAAAGCAAAGAAGTTTTCACCTATTGCGGGTATATCTACTAAGGCAACAGCGTTAACCTCCTGAATAGCCGTTTCATCTTCTTTGATTGTTAATTTGAATAAAGGTAACTTTTCCATATTATCCGATCCTTGCATTACGCTCAAGGTATGCGTTTCTTTGATTGTTATTTTGAATATCTGAGTT